ATTGGACTGTTCTTGGCATGAAATAATTATCTTTATCGAGGGAAACTCCATAGATTCGTGCATGTTCTTTGTCTATACGGTTCTCAGGATCAAGGAATAGTACATCTCCACCTCTTTGCTGTACACTTCCTGCAATCTCTGAGAGAACAGCCGTTTTTCCAATAGAAGGTGGTCCAAAGACTTCAATGATAATTCCTGCAGGAATCCCACCTTCTCTCCTTCTTGTGCCTGATATTGCTAAGTCTAACTGTGTAGATCCTGTGGAGATAGTAAGATCGAAGTTCCCCTCATAGGGTTTTATATCTATGGATTCAGGTTCTTCCTCTGAATCTTCTATAATTTGATCTGCCAATGACTTTCGTTTGCCTAACATTTTGACTACCTCTTACCAAGTCTTCCACGCAGCTTTGATCTGCCTCTTGGTTTAGTCTCTTTTTTCGTTTCAGTGTCAGACTCTTGTTCGGTGGTAGTAGACTCTTTTGCATTAGCTTCCAATCGATCCTTTTCATCGCTGCAATCATCAAATGCCAAGCAGTTATTACAATCTGCGGGGAAAGCATCGAGGTCTTTTCCCATAACATGGCCTGAAGGGCACTCCTTATAAGTCTCTACACTTGAGGGAAGATCATCGTCTTTCTTCAAAGAAGGATCTTCGACTTTTGTGCGTGAAGCCGGCAAACCTTTTGTCTCTTCTGTCAGCTCTTTTCCATAGAAACTCTTGTATATTTCTTCATACGTTGGCCTTAGATTTATACAAGTTTCAAGTTGAAAGGACTGTTCAAGTATGGAGTCGGGAATATTAGCTTTTCGCTCAAGGAACTTAGGAGCCGAATATTGAATGGAATCAACTTTAGTTCCATCATCGGTTTCAAAACTTCCCTCAGATTTAATCTTCAGCCAAATTCGTCTCCCTTTCTCTTTTGTATAATCCATATAAGAGACATGTCCACCCTCTTTAGGAATTATAGAGAGTTCTTTCAATTGATCATAAATGAACCAATGGGCAACTTCCCAAATCTGAATCCCTTTTTGTTCTTCTTCTGGTGAATCATGTACCCATACAAGATAGAAACACCGCTTTTTTGCTCTTCGTTTATTGAATTCAGCTTTAGATAGGTTCTGTGCAGCCATATATTCTGCAATTGGATCGGCTTCTCTATACATTGTGTATGGACTGACGAATTGATCTCGCATTATTCCTACTTCTCTATAAATCTGTAGGACTAAGCACCAACAGTACTTATCTTCGGGTTCATAAGGATGCTCACTACTTGCTATCCAAGGAATAATGTCAAATTCATGTTCTGATATGCCCGGCCTCCATATCTCTATTCCTTCAGGGAGTTTATTAGGAATAAATACTGACCCGGCTTGGAATGAAGTAGGATCCTTTCGTTCATACTCTTCCTGCTGTCTCGATTGTAAATCAGTTCTGGCTTTTTTTATCTTGCTTAACAGACTCATACTTTACCTCCTTTTTAGGTTCTTAGTTTCTGGCGCAAGTTACTGTCTTCTAAGTCTTTCTTATACTTCGTTTCGATGTCTTTGTCAATGCTTTCTTGTAGCATATCCTTATTTAAATGAGGTCCTTGTACTGCAAAGTAATTCTTTATCCAGAGTTGGGTGATCCACTCTAAGGCTTTGGTTCTTTTCTCATGTGATCTAATGGCACCTTTCAAGATATTAGACTCGTAAGTAAGATCAATAATATCATCACGGAATTGTTGGCATTCTTCATCAATTACTACTTGCGCCTTTATAGATGAGTCAGTAATCTTAGCAATCCCATACTTATCAGGATCCATTCTTATCCATTTATCTAAATCTGCCTCTCGTCTGGACATTTGTTCTTTCAGTTTGTCTAACCTCATTGTAGCCTTAGCCGATTCGTCAGAGTAGTCCATAAAGAGGTCGGCTTGTGTCTGCCAATTCTCATGCAGATTCTTAAAGTCTATCTTTATAAGGTTCTTACGATCTTCTACCAATTCTTTCTTATCCATTTTAATTCCTCTTCATCCCATTCTTCGAGAACTCCTGTGCTGTTTTGATACCCTAAAAACATACTGAAATTACTTAATATTTCAAATACAAATTCACCTTCAGCGTAACCATCTATAACTTTATAGAAATAATCGTGGTCTGGGGATGGTTTCCAACCTATTCTCATTAATATTCGATCTTCGATTTTGGGTCCAGGTGTAGCCATATGTCCTCCTATTCTGCAAGACAAGCTAAATGACACATTATAGTTAGTCCAGGAAAACCTGAATATATAATAGACTTTTCGAATATGCCCATCATTTCCAGAGTCTTTAACGATCCTTTGTTTCCTAAATGTACTGCGTTTATATATCCTAATATACCTCTTCTTGTACTCTCTGGGTTTCCTTTTATATTTGATAGTATCTTCTTAATCTTTTTCCATTTGGTAGTTGATGGTAAACTGCTATCGATTAAAGTCCTGCTTATATTTTTAACGACATCTGTGCTGTAAGTAATTTCTGTAATGGTTTCAATTGCAGATTCCTCTTTAGATTCTATTACAGTATCTAATAAATTCAAAGCCACACCAGGAGATCCATTACACACCGATACGATTTTATCTATTATCTCACTCGGCATCGTTGTACCTTCTGCTTCACATATATCCTCTAATAGAATGCTCATTTCATCCATCATAAGAGGTTTACATGCAAATTTATGGACTCGTCTTAGTAAGGTATCTTTTAATGATTCTGGTTCAGTGGTGCATAGCACGAAGAACACATGTTCGGGCGGCTCCTCTATAATCTTCAGCAAAGCCTCTTGGGCAGGGGTAGTTAATTGGTGGCATTCATCGAATAGATACAGTTTGTACTTGCCAGCCATTGGGGAATATCCCACTGTGTCGAGTACCTCCCTTGAAGTATCTATCCCTCTCGTATTGGCTGCATTATATTCTATGAAGTCTATATTAGATACACCTAAATAGTTCTTCAATAGATATCCGAATGTAGTTTTTCCTGTACCGGCTGGTCCTGTGAACAGATAAGAATGAGGTAACCCTTCCTTTCTTTTCAATAATGATTCTATAGTTTCGACTATGTTAGTGTTACCATAAATTTCATCGAAGTCCTGTGGCCTGTACTTGATATTTAATGTCATTATAACTCCTCTTTTTCATACCAACTGCCATCAGTTGGCGTTATTTCAAGTTCCATTTCTAATGGTATAGTTATCCAATCATATTTCTCTCGTATTTGATTCGTTCCAATATCTACCAATGTCTCGATTACCTCTTCTTCCTCATACGGAGACAAATCAATAACAATTGAATCATGTATCTGTCCGATGATCTTTGACTCCATATTATTGGCTCTTAACCACTTGCCCATTTCGATAAGAGTCCATAATAATATATGAAAGGCTGTGCCTTGTATCGGATAATTAGATGCTTCCTTTGTTGTCATGTATCCTTGGTATTTGAATCCAAAGAAAGTTTCTATGTCTCCGGTTCGTCTGTAGTACGCATTTATATCATTTCGCCATTGGTCGTATACTCTGAATCGTTCTTTCCAGAATATACGCTCAACCTCATGGCAATGGTCTTCGAAGTATCTGTAAGCCCTTATTTCTTTGCTCTTTATGTGGTCTTTCAGTACGACACCGGAAGCAGTTTTTAAATTGATACATCTATCCCATAGATCCTTAGCACAGTTCGCATAATATGAGCCATAGAATTGGGGAAACACCCAACCATTCTTTGCGTAGAATCGTATTTCATGAGTGACTTCACTCTCTGGCAGCATCCATATATCACTCGCTGAGTCACGGTGCATGTCGGTTGTGCTATCTGTGAGATATTTAATCATGTTAGGATCTTTATGGTAGAAAGCCCCTGTTGTAACTTCAATACTCTTGTAATCAGCCTCAAGCAAGCGCCAACCCTTAGTAGGAAGTATACCACTTCTGACTACTTTCTTTGCCTCTTCTTCTCTTACTGGTATGTTTTGGAAGTTAGGGTTAGAAGATGATCCTCTATAACTAACAGGTACAATGAGGTCAAATGATGGGTGCATTTTACCTCTGTATGATTCTCTCATGTACTGTCCAAGATATGTATTGCTTGTCTTTTTAAGTTGCCTCAGTTTGATTAAACTATTAGCAAAAGGTATGTCGAATGTCTCAATGATTGCGGCATTTATGGAATATCTCCTCTTTTCCTTTATAGGTAAATCTCTCGTCTTCTCAGTATATACTGGAGGCATTTTTAGAACGTCATAAAATAATGCACCAAGGTCTGTAGGGGAGAAGTCTTTCTCTTTTATTACTAACCCACGCTTCATCTTCTTTCTGAATTTCTGTGCTTCTTCTCCAGAGGTAAGATCCTCCTCGATCTTTTTGATTCGTGTTTGTAAGTTATCCCTCTGTTCTTTATAATATTCTTCATCGGTATGTATGCCATTCTGTTGGATCTTTGAGAATTCGAGAGTTCCGGTATGAAAAAGATTGTAAGCCTCTCTTTGTTTCCCTTTTATCTTAGCTTTTTGTATCTCTACTAACTTCTTACCATAAATAACATCTAATCCACCGTATAATAACAGTTCATCTATAGGAGCCTTATCCATATTATTAAAAGGCGATCCTTTCTTGTATGGATTTATTGCAGAATCATAGCCGGCTACTCCGAAGTTTATAAATGTTTGGAATTTAAGACCGCTCCATTTCCCTCGATTGTCTATGATTCGAGATCCTAACATCGTGTCCCAATCCCAAGGAGATGTAGTACATCCTAAGATTACAGACGACCATTCATCTTCAAACTTTATGTTCTGAGCCTGTTTTCCTATTTGAGGATGCTCAAAGATAATTACGAGTCGTTTTATAATCTCAGCTAATTGAGATTTAGTCCAATAATCTCTGTATTGTAAAGGGAATGAGTAAGCCAAATCATTAACATCTGTCATTGCTATCGATACAATTTTGTGTCCAGGTCTGTATGGTTTTATCCCTGTAGTTTCAAAATCTATGTATAAGCTATTAGGTGGGTCTTTTATAAAATCATCAAGCAATGCGATTACATCTTCATACCGATATAATCTATTTACTAAATCTGATTCGTCTTCCCAGGTAAACGCTGGTTTCTTTAGACATTCAACCGCAAATGATAAATCTCTGTCGTACTGAGCCATTAAGTTAGAGTCTCTCTCATTGCGGGCTACATATGAGTAATGGTACATCGGAATGATATAAGCGTTTGTTCTTCTATCTGGAATACATGTTCCTCTCCATCGTGAGATTTTAGTCGTGCTGAAATACTCTCCAAACATACTCGCAGTAGCTTTTCCTCCCATAACCCATATATATTGTGGTTTCAATTCATTGATCGTAGCTTGTACTATGGGTCTACAATAAGCTATCTCTTGATTAGTAGGTTCTCTTATCTTTCCATTTACATTAGGAAAACAGTTTATAGCATTGAGTTTCCAGAAGTCTCTATCAAGATCAAGACCATAATACTCCAACTTGTCCCTTATACCTTGTCCTACTCTACCGATGAGTTGTGTTCCGTATTCATCTTCATCAGGTCCAGGGGCTTCTGCAAGTATAAGGCATTTTAATTTTCCTTTACCTGACCATTTCATGCGTGGACTTTTGCAATTAGTGAAGAGTCCACAGTCAGCACAGTTAGGACCAGGTTCTTCCAAGCTGTATTTTATCTTCTTGCTTGCTTCTTCCTTAGTGAAAAATCCATATGTCATTCTACTTCTTCTCCCTCTATATTTTTAAGTGCGATTATGTGTTTGAATTTATCACTTTCAAAACGGAACAGTTGATCACCAAAGTAAACTCTCAGACCTTCTGATTTAGTTAGGATCTGTTTTAAGAATACAGGGTTTATTCCTATGACTATCTTATCATCTACTTTGATATCAGTATCAGAGGTCCGCTCTATGCGACCTCTTTCTTTTTCAGCTTGGTATGTTATTTTACCATCCTCAATAATCATTTTGATTGTTCGTTCCATCTCCATATCTTCTGATTGTATGATGGCAACAAACTCTACATCCTCCAGAATTGTATCAGGCAGTTTTATCTCTTGACCTTTAGGCGAAGAGAAAGGTCTTTTAGGATCAGTATATTCTCCTTTAGTCAATCGGGCACTAAAGATAACTTCGTTTTCAGTGGCGAAGTGTGCCCAACTATCACTTATAGCAAAGGCTTTAATGTCAAAAGGAGATATAGCGTCAATATTGACCGCTTTTATCATAAATGGCACATCTACCAGAGATTCGTCAAATTTATACCAACTGAATCGATGATCTGCACCACAAAACACATTAGCACCATCAAACCTCACACACGACCATGTTGATGTGTTATCAGAAGATGCAGAGAATTTAACAAGATCGATGGCTTTTATAAAGTCTTCGGGAACGTTATACCATTCACACTCTTCAATCTCGTTGATTATACTCTTCAGTACTTCACCTATATCATCTTGAACTTTTGTGGAGAACATACCCTTAGATCGTTCTGTGTCTATCACTACATTGTTACCTTTGATTCTCATATCTACTTTTTCGGAATCGAGTGCAGAAACGGTATTGTAGAAATCAGTTGCTTTTACTGAGAAAGGTACTTCGAACTCAAAAGGATAGTGTATGCATATTTTGTCATTAAAGGTGGCTACGTTTTCTCCTGTAAATATAAACCTCCCCATCTGCTCTACTACCTCTTTCTTTGCCAACCCCGGTCTAACTGCTGATAGTATCTTCAACAAGTCGGTCTTTGTTGTCTCCATTAATTTCCTCCTTTAATTTTAATATAGTCTCACCATATTCCTTGTAATGAAATGAGATTAGCCGATTGTATTCATATCCGGCTTTCCTCATAATGTTTCTCATTCGTCTTTCCTCTTCTATCTTTCCCATTTGAGGAAAGTTACCTGCGGGATAGAATATCATTTTTTTCCTTTATAGTAGTATGAATTGAGATTCATTTGAGCCAAGCTATCTAATGTCGCTATTAAGAGTTTGTGTGTGTCATCATCATCGTGTTGATAACGTAAATGGTTGAATACATTCTCAAGGTCTTCGTCTATTTTTTCTTCACATATTGGACATTCCATTTTATCCTCCCATAAAAAACTTAACCAAAGCATCTAATAGGTCTGGTTCCCCTAAAGTAAGAATAATTATGATAGTTACACAAATTATAAATGCAGCACCATCAGTCATAATAAATTCCTTCCCTCTATTCAAAAGAAAGTATGTTTGTAATTTCTTCAGTAATTTCTTCCAGTCGGTCATCCTCATCACCATCTATATCTTCCATAGAAAGATCAATGGTTGAAATTTCATCTATGGCACAATCAAGATTTTCCATACGCTCAGTTAATAACATTCCAGGATCGCTTGTATCTTGGAGATGTTCTGGCATATTAAATAATGACTCCTCACATTCATCTCTGAGCATTTGCAAGTCACTTGTTAAACTTTCAATATCATCTTCAAGATTTTCTAAGGTCATATTTAATCCATCTTGTAGGTCGTAGAATTGAGATAGGAAATTAGATTGTGTAAGTTGACTTCTCTTTGGATAAGTTTTACTGTACCGCTTTGGACCAAATGCAAACTTCCACCAATAATAAGGTTCACCGGCTTTAACTACAGGATTGTCTTTTTGTGCTTTCTTAACTGAATACACTCTCGGCATACTTCCTCCTTTTAGAACTCCAATCCTTTCAGTTTAGATTTATAAGGCCAAGGCCATGTAGGCAAACTGTCCACAAGATCAAAGAAGAATAAGAGGTTGATCCGATCTCTAAGGCGGTGATCATTACATAGCCCTCTTTCTACAATGACTTCTTCTCCTTTCTCCCATTCAGACTCACCTAATACGAAACCTTTTTCTTCAAAGTAATTCAGAAAGAACTGCCTCTGTGTTTCTTCTAATTGATCGATGTGTTCTTCTTTGTTCACACCAGATATATCTCTGCGAGAAGATACAAAGATAGTTCTTGGTGGTTGTTTATAAGTGTACTCTCCGAATTCTTTCTTAGGTATAAGAACTGTTCCAAATCTTGCGTAGTTTACCCAACTGGTGCTGTCAACTGAATACCAAGGGAACTTTCTTAGCATCTCAGGAGAAGTGAGTCCAAATCCATGTACTTTGCATAATGGCAGCCCACTCGGTTGGCCACAGATAATCTTCCAACACTTGCGAAAGAAGTTCATCCTCGCTAAAAATGTCTCACCTGCCATACCACCTAAACAGAAGTGAGAATAGTCTAAGCATCGGTACAGATACTTTAGATCATCTTCCATATGAAAGACAGGTAGTGGATTAAATCCCGCTTTCTCCATTAGTTCTTGATTCTCCCATGTAGCTTCGGCATCTCCGATAACATCAAGATTTGCGTAAACTTCTATAAGATGACCATTCTCAGCGATATATTCCATGTAGGAGTATA